TCGACGCATTGATGGAAGCGGGATATGACATCCATCCGTGGCTCAGGAAGCCGAAAGCCAATAATCAGGTTCAAGCCGAATTGCTTGCTTTGAGAGGGTTTCCAAAACAAACAAGACTCAAACTTTTTGATAGATGATAATAGATGACTTCCAAAATTAATCAAAAAGGCGCATTGTTTCTTGAATTGATCAGTCTTGCTGCTGTTTTTGTTGCTCTTGCAACCATTTATCCTTTCATTTTGCTATATTCAATTTTGTTTGAAGATTAATAATGAATTGTCCGCTTTCCTTTGATTTGTAGGGGGAGTTCTTTCTCAGATCGCTTTTCGGCATGGCTGCGTTCTGATTTCTTGGCTCATCACCAATGCGTCTCTGCAAAGACGCGCCCCCCCTCCCCCTACACCAACGCGACCTGTAAATCCTAAGAATAAGTAATCATTCATGCGAATGCTCATAACCCTCACAGGACTCCCATCCTTCTGATAGAGATGAGTAAGAAGGACGGCAAGGGGAAACATGTTTCGATTATTCTAAGAGAAGATCTATGGCATTTAATGGAACAAAAGCGGGGGCTTGCGTCCAAATCTGCCTATCTGAATCATGCCATCGAGCAATACTTCCGTCATCTTGAGATAAAGGAGTGATGATGATGAGGCAACCTATTACGCCAAATGAAATTACAGGGATTCCGCCGTGGGCGGTCAATGATAGCCAACGAATTGATGTTAATCTGATAGCCATGTTGTTGTGGCAATCGCTTTTGACAGGAACAGCAGTAGCAGTTTCTCATCAGGGGTGGTATTTAGCAGCAGCATCTTCGTTAGAGATGGGGCTTCAGTATGGCTTAATCACATTCGGTTTCTTATGCATCGCTATGGTTTTGTTCCAAGTCGGCGGTATCAGGGATGCCCTTGCCATGCGAGCCGAATTCGCGCAAGAAACGAGATACGACAAATGGTTTAGGAATCAAATGCAATTACAATCAAGGCGTTTTCAGAAACAACAAATGTATGCAGACTATGAAAGGCAATACAGCGAGGCAACGGGGCAACAATTATTCGGAATGCCTAATGACGGCTCACTTGAGAATGATGATGAGCAACAAGGTTAGACGGGGGGCTGACTGTGGTATGGCCATTTAGCACAAAGCAAGAGCGACAAGCAGAAGCGATGTCGCAAATCCTTGCAGAGAATGCCTATGAACGGCGTATGGAACGAATAGCCGGATGGGTGCGTACCGTAGTTGCTCTTGTGGGTGGCGTAGTCTTGACATTTACTACATTATTCCTATTGGACACAATCGGGGATGTATCGCCCGAACAAGTTTGGGAGTGGATCAAGGGGGCATAGCCCTTAGATGAGTTCCACCGTTTTAGCAGGACACCTAATTATTTCCTCTGCAAAGGCCATTCGGCGTTTGTATCGTAATTTACGCCCTTTCAAAGTGGGCATATATGGCCCAAGTTTGACAGGAAAGACCACATTAGATCAATATCTTACTGTTCCCGGTGACATTGAACCAATCCCGCTTGAATTTAGGACATCTCATGCTTTGGAAAACGGGAAATACCACTTACCTAAACCACACCGAAAGCAAATCAAATGGAAAAGGGAACGCCATCCAATTTCAAGTGCCGATGTAGGCGGGCAGACGCAATTCAAGAATTTGTGGATAGAAGATATGTTTGGGAGACAGGTGAATGTCGTGTTTTTCATGATAGATGAAAGAGTCCTTACACATCCTCAATTTACGATGGAAGCGATTGCGTCTATGACTTATTTAGTGGATAATATCACCGGAGACAATAGAACGACGGAAATTAGCCGAAAAGCGAAGAAACACGCAAGGAAAGGATATATGCCCGATGTTTTCTGTTTGTTAATCAACAAGATGGATTTGTGGTGGTCGCCTCAAGCGCACTATCTGTGGGCAAACGGGTTGCAACGAGAACATCCTATTGTATATCCATTCCGACAACAACTTCGGCGACTTAGAAAGGCAGGGATACAGGCTAAAGTCGAGGCAATGTCTGCTCAACATGGTCTGCATGTCGAAAAAGTCATGATAAACATGATTGAAGCAATATGAAAACTCCGGCATCTTAATGAGGCTAACAGGTGTGGTAGGGCTATGAGTTTTATCCCCGGTTGGAACAGCAATGTTCGACTCATCGGTTTATCAGACGCAGAATTACAACAATTGGCCACCACTACTGGCGTCAATTATCGTCTATTAAAATCGCAACAGAAAGCAGAAATGGCGAATGTCGGTTCGCAGGGAGATATGGAAAATAACGAATCTCTTGTTCCGACGGTCGAAATTCAGTTAAAAACCAATCCTAAGAATCCACGAAAGGCACGAAAACAAAATATCAAGATGCTTCGGAAAGCACTTCGACCCCCTCGATATAATCTTGGGCTATACAAAATTTACAGATACAATGCTGCTCACGAGTGTGCATGCTGTGGCGTCGATGTTCGCAGATTTATAGAGGGAGATAATGCATATGCACATATTCTTGATGACGATACAGGACTTTCTCTTGCAGATTTGTATTGGTTCAATGAAGATGGGACTACTAAGAAGCCACATGCAAGGACGCATGGAGATCATGGGGATGAGTTGAATAGCACTCTTTGCCCCGCACACTTGCACATATACCATACTTTGAAGCAAATTATGGCCGAAGAAGAATTGGAAGAAGATGGATTCACACGCCCTGTGGCCCGAGGTACAAAATTCCTACGAGTACCGGGACTTTCATCATCAACCAAAACTCGTAATCGCTCCACTACGGAATCGTTATTGAAATACGAACCCTTTTTCAAAATGATTCAGCAGGATATGAAATATCAAAAAGGCATAACAATGACTCAACATCCTAATCCGATAAGCGGAGTAGCCGATCTCGTTTCAATAACATTTGATTTGAGAGCATTACAGTTGCAGGATAGCATGAAACAGGGCGGAATGATAGGTATTCCCGCTTTAACACCGCAACAACAACAAACAAACGCCCCTCCCCCCGTTCCAACAGCGGAGCAAGGGGCGACATAAAAAGGAAGGAAGAAAAATGGGTTGGTTCAGTAAATCGACAGAAGCACCAGTACAGCAATTCGGCGCACCGACAGGTATGGCCGGTTTTGGAATGCAAAACGGAATGATGCAAGGAGGAGGGGTGGATCCAATGCAAATGCAGATGATGGGGCAAAACCCCATGATGCAAGCAATGGCAAACGATCCTGTAATGGCTACTGCTCGGTTATTACAATACAATGATCCAATTGCATCCTTTATTCAGACGACTCAAATGGGCGTTTTGATGGATTTATTGGGCGAAGTCATAACTCTTGCCTTGAAGGACTTTTTCACTAATGTATCATTTGTGACTGATGATGCCGGAAAGATGGTTATTGATTCTAATACCCTACCGACAAATCTCGTGTCTATGTCTCCTGAGAACATTCGTTTAACCCTGCAAAGTCTTCAAACTGCTTGTATGCAACAGACTCAAATGAATCAGCAGCAAATTCAAATGTTGTTGGCTGCACATAACCCCCTTCTTTCGGGACAACAACAACCCGGATTCTTCGGTAGTTTGCTTGGCGGTTTAGTGGGGCAACACATGCAACAGAATCCCGGTATGTTAGCAGCAGGAACAGCGGCGGTGCTTTGATGATAGATAAGAAAGGGGATTATGAAGATTCATTGGGACTTAACCCCATGCAAATGGGGGTATCGATGTTTAGCCCGAACAAGATTATGGTTGAAAGCGCAACCATGATTTTCATTCTTGCATTTATGCTATTCAATATCGTTATCTTGGTGTACAAGGGTAATGAAATGAGTCCTGTTGAGGCTATGTTGGGCCTAATTGGTTTGTTCATAACTTTCCTTTTGGCCGGTCGTCAATACGCTTCCTTTCGGTAGTGGCCCTGTTCAAAGGGCCGGGGGATATACCCCTTTTCCGGTTCAACGCCGAACCCCACCTCCTCAGAGGCAACCCGGACTACCACGGCCACATCCACAATATGCTCCCCCTGCCTCTCCTCTTTCTATCAAAGAAATGGGATATAAACCGCAGAATCCTTCCCTCGTCGCCAAATTACGAAAGAAATTAGATGTCGATGGGGATGGGGATGTCGATCTAAATGATGCTATGGCGTATGTGGAGAAATTGACTGAGCCTAAGTACAAATGTTCAGAATGCGGCAAGGGACTTAGAAAGAAATCTAAGTATGGAACTGAATTATGTGTTGAGTGTTATCGTAATCCTTCAGATAAGGATAGATGCATAGGAGAAGTCGCAAACGGTTCTCGATGCAAGAGGCGAAAGAGTGCAGATTCCACAAAGGGATATTGCGGCATACATATGAAAAAGTATTCCGAGCCACTTCCTTTCTCGGATGAATAAGATGCAAACCCACATTAACGATGGTCTATGGTTGAGTTAATATGGCCGGTCGAAGGACTCGTAAGAATTGCCGGTTCTGCAATCATCCCGAAAGGGATGAGTTAGAGCGTCAAATACGCACCGGAGTCATTGAAATCGATGATTTGGATAAGGATCAAGGGTGGGCAAGTGGAACCGCACATAGACATATGAGACGGCACTCCGGCGAATACCATAACAATAGTAATCATGATTGTCCAGTATGCACTCATCCTGAAAGAATAGAGATAGAAACGGCAATTATGGATGGCAGAGCATCGATTGAAGATTTTGCATATGAATTAGAAATGTCAGAATCATCCATATCTAATCACATGGAGAAGCACATTAAACCAATAATATCTAAGCAGGCCGATATTGAAGTCATACCTTCTGCTCTTGCAAGCACCTTTGATTCGTTAAGCCGAATTGAAAGTAACATGAATCGCCTCGATAAGATATTTGGGTTTCAATTAGATCGTCTTGAAGAACAATTCCTAAGCGATTCTGATATAATTAATCCAAAAGATATTGATTTGGCTGTTCGTTTGCATAGAGAAGTAAGGGAGACTCTAAACGAATTAGCAAAATGGATCGATAAGATGGAAGTTATTGACAAGAATCAATCAGTTTCAGTAATTACAGTTATACAGGCACATTTCGCTGAAAAATCCCCTGAAGAATGGCGGGTTCTTCGTAATGCATTAGTTGAAGCGGGGGTGTTTGAAGATGGTGTATGATGGCGATGATTGGCATGATGAAGATGAATATCGGCAAAAACCGAAAACTATTCCTCAATTGATGTTGCGCAATACTCCTTATGGCGAAATACTGCATTCGGATTTCCCCAAAACAATACCCAATTTGGTTTATCTTCTCGATGCATTAGATTATGTTGTCGAAGAATGGTTAGAATCTATGCGTCGTTGGTCGAGCATGCAACCCATCAATAAAGAGGGATGCGAACAAGATGCTTCGGGAGTTCTAATGAGTATTATTGGTTGCAGATATGCAATTATTGATTGGTTGCATAATGATGAACCTGAACACACTTACATGGATGTTCTTCGGGCAATAAAGGAATTGAAGCAAAATTTCATTAAATTGGCAAAACCATATCTCGATACCCCTCCATTGGGGCAATGGTATCTTGATCTGCCTATGAAAGTCCAATACTCATTCAAACATCTGCACAGTATCATGATGAGCAGAAAGCGGGTTAAACATGAGGGGCTGTACAAATGAGCGATGAAATTCTCAAAGTAAGCGCAAATCCTCGTGATGTAGGCAACATATGGAGGCCACGCACTCAGGAATTTACAGGAGGCTACAATGGCCGTGAGATGGGTAATTACGGAGATTTAGATATCAATCCTAATGAAAATGCGGATGGGCTTTCTCACCATACTCGTCAAACTCCCGAAGATGCAGAAAGCCAAGATCAGAGGGATGCAAAGAAACGCAGAGAGCAAGCGATGCGAGAATTGTTGCCCGGTTTGAAACATATTGACATTCGGCCTGATAAAATGGATGAATCATTGGATAGAAGCCCTATGATGGAAGGTGAGAACAAATTGCTTGAATCGGGGCTTGGTGTCGATTTAGGAGCAAACGGCCTTTCTCTTGCTGCGGGGGCTAATGTTGGAACAGTTCGCAGCGATACCCCTAATGTCACATATGGCCATCCATCTCGGGGAATGATTAGGGCAAGTATAAGCGATGATGATATTTCGGATGCTTTTGATGTACTGAAGGCAAGGCGTAGGTACAAGGGACGAAAATACGACGAAGATGAGGAAAGTGAGGAAGATGAAAAGAAATCCAAGAAAAAATCCAAACGGAAGAAAAAGCGACGAGGGAAAGGAGGGCAAAAAGCCTTCAAACATAAGCACAAGAGTACCGGGGGACGGGAACCAAAGTCACGGACAAAGCGGCGAAGTGCCTCAAGTGCCTTGCAACTCGACACATCCGGTAAGCGACAATCATTCAACCCCACATCCCGAAGTATTCCGTTGAGAATGCGCGGCTCAACCCGTTCAGAAGGCATCCCTCTTAGGCTTCGCGACCCAATTGCCTATCAGCGCAAATTAGCCAACGAGAAATCAAAACGGCAAATGGGCTTAGGCGGCGGCAGAGGTGCTGCGCCGAGAAGTCATACTCATCATCATTCAGCAGGAGAGTCCGGGCTGAGTGAAACAAGGACACGCGGCGGCTATGTGGGCGGAACAAAAGGCTCAACACAAATGCCCCGTGTACCCCAAATGGGAACAAATCCGATAAGTGGCGTCAAAGCAGATCGTGTAGCAAGAGGTTGGATTGGCGACCCATTAGGCGGAAAAGACCCATTACCTGTGATGAAAGCACGAAAGACCATATCAAGAACGGAAGTAATGCATATTAAGAAGCGAATTGAAGCATTGCTTGCTAAATTGACTAAATTGACTAAAGCCTCTCCGATTTTGGATGAGCATTCAAAAAGGGGAGGTCAAGCGAGCGAGGAGCGTTCATCAGCACCAACAGGCCCAACAGAGGTCAGGTACGAAGATAGTGCAGGATATCGTTTTGATGATACTTCGTTAGCATTGGGAATTGTTGGGAAAAGGTGAGTAAGTGTGCGATGGTTCTTTGACGAAGATCATTTTCGTATTTCTAAGTCTGTAATGGTTGCAGATTTGGAAGAACTCGTAGCACAACTTATGCAAATGGATAATGTATCAAAGCCTGCTTTATCGGCATTGGCGTTGGAAGATGCTTTGCATCATTCATTAGATGATTTTGAAGGGCAAAAGATGAATCCATATGAAGCAGATGCTATTGAAATGGCTATACGAACAGGAAAATTACCGGATGACTTGGCGCGTATTCTTCACAGTCCCGATCAATTTCCACCCGGCTCAAGTCAGTTTGAAATTGCTAAAGCGGAAGCATTGACCATTGGAAAGAAAATGATTAATGAAGCCGCTCAATTACAAAATGAGATGAATGAAGGCATACACCCAAAAGCCCCTCTCCCATTCATGGATAATGGAGAATTACACCCCTCTTATCAAGAAGTTGTGCGTTCATCAGTAGCAAAACAAACAGGCAAATCGCGCCGTTCAAGAAGCGATACAGATTTTAATCCGTTTTCAGAAGGCAAATTGGTTACGCGATTAGTTAGCACATATACAGGAGGAAATGGCAAAGACGAAGGTTTTGCTCGTTGGTACGAACCCGCAGCAAAGGATTTGGGATATGTTAATCGCAGATATAAGAAGGGAGGGCGCAATGCAGGTCAAAAAGAATCGGGGCATGAATTCATGATACCGGCGCATTATGTCCACCATAATACAGTTCAAATTATGGATGATGGAGTCATGCGCCAAATAGCCGATTCTGTAAAAACACAACAAGCCGCGGGCATAACGGACATGAATCAGATATTGAGCGGCGTTCGTGATTTGCCGGTTATGCATGGAAGGGCGCACAGATCCGGTAGTCGTTTTGAGTCAGTACATGGGCGAATTCCTTACGACCAAGAACGCGCATCAAACATGCGGCAAGGGTTAGGCGACCCCGATACGGGAGAGATGACAGTCGATGGTCAAGTCCCCGAATCACGCATTAGGCCAACAGCACCTTCAAGCCCGGATCCTACGATTTTACATGAAACGATTAGAAATACGGGTTTTGGTCAATGGTTAATGAATCCAAGATCAGGCGGAAATCAGCATTATGCAAATGGTGGAAAGGGCGTCAGAAGATTATTAGAAGAACATCATGGTTTTGATGAAGAACAGGTAAATAGGATATTTGAATCCGCTCGGTCAAGCGGTTCTCATAGACGAATACAAGACCGCATTATACATGCTATTCATGAAGAAGAAAATAGGGATGGCGTATTGCCTCCGTGGTTTGAAGGACAACCGATGGCACATGAACATCAAATGGGCGTAGGGGACATTATACAGCCTCCGCAAACGCCTGCACAACCTGCTCCTGTGCCTATCGGCCCTGTACGCCCGCCTGCACCACCTCCGGAACAGCGAATAAGGCCCGAACCGGCCCCAAAACGCCCATTTCCGCGTGACCCGAGAGTGGAGGAATACTTCCGTACAAGAATGGGTAGCGGTATAAACCCTAATCAACAAGTGTATGGTTCGACCGAAACAAGGCAGGGGGGCGCAGGGGCTTTGTCAGGGTTATCAGAACTATTATCACGACTCAATAATTCGGATAGTATGTCTGATACATTATTACGCTCTGAGGAGTACAAAAACGATTTTGAGAAGTATATCGAAGAAGTCCAAATGGAAATGGCAAAAACTGTTATTGATGATTACGCAGAAGTCAAAAAGATGTCCCCCGATGATCCTTTAGATTTGGCTATGCTTTCAAGCAGAATACAGCGTCCGACTAATGATGTTATTTCGATATATCATACTCGTGGTGATTGGCGAAACATCGCAAAATCGTTTAATGTAAGTCATGAGCAAGTGCAATTAGTGAAGGTGGCTCTCAATGGATGAACAATTTAACAAGGCTTGGAAGGTCGTGAAAAATGATGATTTATTACCTACATGGTTGCAGATTTGGGAGGCCGGTCTTGCCAATGAAGGAGGAGATGGGTCTTTTCTTGTGAAACTCATTCAAAGACTCGATAATATGGGGCATTCTTACAGCGCGGAGCGTAAAGCGGTTGATTTGATGATTAATAGCGGTTGGTCAGTCGAAGACACGAAGGCCCGTATGTACAGAACATCTCAAGGCACTCGCCCTGATACAGCCATTGAATACTTCATCAATGAACTCCCCCCCGGAGAAGTGATGATGGATGAAAGGGGAGATAAACCGGATGAAGTCGGTCAAGGATGGAGAGTGTCTGATTTTGGAGGTAGGCGTGATCTCTATGAATGATTCATTCGACAAGGCTTGGGGTGTCGTGAAAGAGGATGACGGCCCTGTAAAGCCGTATCATGGTTCAATGGAAGATATTGATTTCTGCGATATGTGCGTGGGCGACTTTAGCGGTGGGCCACATTATGAAAGGACTTCATCGGGTGCAATTATCTGTCAATTATGTGCAGAAGGCTTGTTGGGTGATAAACCGGGAAGGGTGATTGGATGACCGCATTTGACAAGGCTTGGGAAGTCGTGAAAGGCGATGATGAGGAATACGGCCCTACAAATCCTCAATACACCTGTGCTGAGTGTGGGCATGAATGGTCAGATAATGATGGGATGCCCTGTCGTTGTGATGAGTGATTAAAATGACAGCATTCGACAAGGCTTGGGGTGTCGTGAAAGAGGGAGATGATGATCCAACAGGTAAAAGGATTCCTTCAACAGACATTATGCCGTGGGAAGAACAACAAGAACTCATTTTTCCTATGGCATTAGGGATGGCGCATCAGCAGATATTGGATGGGGGGGAAGAAGCCATCATGGAAGTTTATGAAGATGGAAGAAACCCTGTTATGCTTGCGATTTCATCAGTAGCGGGTAGGTTGGGCCTAAACCCACTTGAATTACAGCAACGCTATGATGCCCATGAGTTTGCTGATCCGGGTTGGAGAGACGATTATCACGATGCTTTGGCCCGGTTTCAACAATTGGGCAGAAAAATGCAGGGAGGTTGAGATATGACAGCATTCGACAAGGCTTGGAACATCGCGAAAGCGGGAGAGTATGTGGTTCAGCCGGGGACACCTTTGGGGCAACGCCTTATGACCGGAGCAGGAGATTGGGCGAGAGGGGCAATTTCGGGTGGAATTGCGAATCCACTTGAGGCAGCAAGAGAGGGGCAGCGTATGAGAACCGGATTTACCGCTGACCAACAAGTCAAATTAAATCAACAATATACGCAAGGAAAGCAAGAAATGGAGCGGGGCAAATACATAGGTTCCGATGCCAATCTAATGGCCAACGCAACTCCTGAAATACAGGGCGATGGCATTGACAATGATGGCGATGGTCAGGTGGATGAGCCGCCGACCATTGAGGAAAAGACATCCACTACAATTAATCCAAATACAGGTGCGCCTGCCGAAACGACTACAACAACAACTGTGTCTAATCCGACAGAACAAGCGGCTGCAACTAATGCTGCTGCCGCCACAGTCGCATCAGATGGCACAAATCCTGCACCTGCTACTACCGAAGGAGGCGGCCAACCATCTTCGCAAACGGATCTTGCAAATCAAGCAACACAGGCCGCGGCTAAAACTGCTGTTGCGAATAACCAACAAGCACTTACCGACGCGAGGGCGAAAGCCGGAACAAGTGGCGGTTGGGCGACTAACCCGCTTGCATTCCTTGCAACTGGCGGTTTGGCCAATGTAGCGGGGGCTGCTTACAATTGGAATAAACGACGACAAGGCCGAAACGAACTCGCCCAAGCACAAAATCAACAACAGCGATTAATGGCCGGTGATGTATCTGCAATTCAAAATTCAATTAGCGAAAACATTGCGGATTATTGGGAACTTCAGAAAACGCGCAGCGAAATTCGTGAACACAATACCACGGAGGCGATTCGTTTTGCCTACGATTGATATCTTTGAAAATGCTTGGCAGTATGCCAAAGGCGAAGAAATTGAAAAGAAATGGATTGATTTTTTTGAAGACCGTAAGAGTAACAAAGACATGAAAGAGAGAGTTAGAGAACTCCAAATGAGAGAAGCAGGGCGTTTTTTGCAACCATCGACACCTATTGAAAATCCGGTCATTCCTCCGATGAGTACGGAAGATTGGCTTGATATGACCGGCCAACACGATATCTTAGACGCATTGGGCAGACAAACAGTTTCTCCCGAGCCGCAGATTACATCTCATGAGGACATGCAAAATCGAGTTCAAGAAATGGCGAGAGAAAGAGAGGAAACCGTTGCAGATGTTGCAGGGAATGAATCATATGAGCCACGGGATGATATGAATGAAAATGCCCGTGAGGATGTTATGGAAACAGTTGCAGACTTCGATATTCCCGAAGACAGCCCTCCTCCTCAAACCACCAAACCGGAAGATTTGGTTGTTGAATCCGAAAGCGAGCAAGACAATGAAACTGAAATGGTTGCCGCATATCGCTATAACAGCAGTACAGACGATTTGGAAGAAATGACACATGGAACAGAATGGTATGGAGGGATGCCTATTGAAACTGCACGAGAGTTTCACGGAGAAAAAGGCACTCTTACTACACTTGATGATGGAACGCAAGAGTTCTATTTCGGAATACTCCCCGATGATGAGAAACTAAAATCTGAGAATTGGTCAGTAGTCGAGAACCCATTTGCTAATCCTTTTTCGGATACATCGGCTTTTGCTATACGCAAAGACTTACCACGCGGTTTTGTAAATCCTTCACCTTCCTTAACTGAGGAAATTCAGATAGAGAAGGAACAAAAACCGCCGGAGATAGATGGATTCAAAACGACAGAAGGAGATGACCTATCATTACTCCCTGCATCAGTATTCAACAAAAATGATGCCCCGATTGCGGACAACATGAGCCTTCTGCCGTCGGGGTGGAAAGATGAGTGAAGCCATTACGGAACTCACCAGTAAAGTCGATTGGGAGATGGGGCGTCGTGATTTCAAATTCTTTTTTGAAGACATATGCGGTTTTCAATTGGCTAATTTTCATAAGGAATGGTATGAAAATGCCGAAAAACACAACAAAGTCTGTGTTATAGCAAGTCGCGATCATGGAAAATCTGTGTTCTTCAGAGTATATCTCTTATGGAAAATGGCATACAATCCCGGCACAGAAGTCCTATTCTTCAGCCACAGCCAACACCAGTCCATTGACCATATGGGGAAAATGGATGAGTTAATTGTTACAACTCCTGCATTAGCCCACCTTAAGCCAAAAAGGGGATGGGCAAAGCAATTATTCAAGTTCAGTAATAAATCCTCTATACGGGCTATGTCTATTGGAAAGGCGGTGCGTGGGGCTCACCCCGACATTGTAGTCCTTGACGATATATTGTCAAGCGAGGCTGATACGCAATTAAAGGCTATATCCACATGGTTCTATACAGCCCTTCTTCCTGTTCTTCACCACACTTCTCAACTTTGCGTAGTAGGTACACCGTTTTCATTTACCGACCTATATGCTGAATTGAGAAGTCTTGAAGGATATTGTGTTAGAGAGTATCCTGCAATCAATGAAGGAACCGGGGAACCATTGTGGCCCGAAAGATGGGATCTTAATGCGTTGAATACAAGAAGGGGGGAGATGACTTCAATTGCATTTACTCGGGAATACCTATGCAAACCGATAGCAAGCGAATCGAGCCTGTTCCCTGAAGAAATGCTTGAACAAGTTAAGGATGATACACTTGCACTTTCATATTATCCCGATAGCGAAGAATCATACAACTATTACATTGGTTGGGATCCGGCAATTAGTGCAGATAGACGGGCAGACTATACATGCATGATTGTTATTGCTATGGATGAAAATAGACACAAGAGGGTTGTTCATGTTCATCATGAAAAGAATATGGATTTCAATCAACAAATTCAAAAGATAATTGAATTGAATGCTCGCTTTAATCCTGTAATCATAGAATTAGAAACAAATAATTTTGCTATGGCTTTCAATCAGGTCTTGCAAGAAATTAGCGATTTGCCTATCAAACCATTCAACATGAGCCGAATGAAAAAAGAAGCATTAATTCACACCCTTCAATTGCATTTTGAACAAAAGCATCTTGCTATACCTTACAAGGATGAAGGTTCGACAAGACGGCATATGAACACACTACTTAACGAATTATCCATGTTCACTATGCTTGAAAATGGGAAGATGGAAAGTCTCGGGGCGCATGACGACATGGTGATTGCCCTTGCACTTTCAGTACAGGCAACAAAGGAATATCGCGAAAACATCATAATCCTCGATGGAGAAACTTGGCGCAATAGGTTAGGGTGGGTTGATGCGTAAGACCTACCTAACTCCTATTGCGGGGGTTGAAAGTTTGTCCGATTCGATTAGAAAGAATCCCGCTTTAATTGCCGCTGCAAAGACAGTCGGAACGGCAGTTGCGCCTTATGCATTAGATATGGCGGCAGAAAAGGTCAAGGCCAAGAAAAGGGAAGCCGCTCAAGCCGAGGAAGAATTGCAACGCGCACAGGAGCAGGCGCAAAGAGAGCAGGAGAATAATATCTCAAATCCACAGGCAGAGGCGTCGATAGAAGGCATGGATTCTGCAAATAGCACCCCACCTACTGAACAACCCGGAGCAGATTTGGCCGCTCAAGCACCACTCGACATAACCCGAACATGGTTTATTGATAATTTTGGAATGACTGGGCGAGAGATGTCAGAGATATTGATTAAAGCCCGTGATTTGAAAACATTAGACCTAATCCAACCTTTATTGAAAATGGAAAAGAAAGCAATTTTAGATCATTTTACTGGCGTTTCTGCTTCATTGGTTGATATTCTTCCTCTGACCGATATGGATTACGATGCGCTCAATAAGAATACGAAAAGATTGGATTTGCCCTTTAGAAGATTCGTAAAATCATGGATAAGTTCCGATACAGAAGGAAGGGTTGTCGCTGAAGATCTATGGAGGACGACTATTGATAAATCTGAACGATTGTCTAATAGAGAGCGTAATTTGTTAGAAAAATGCCGAGAAATTTTGGTTTCGCGTGGCGCATTGAATGCTCAAACCCTCAAATCATATGGCGTAAGTGCAAGCCCTGCTGAAATTTCTTCTATTATCAAATCACATGGGTTCCTCTATGATATCATATCGGTTGGTCAATTTAGCAAATCGGTCGGTAGGGGCTTATTCTATGATGTAAGACGCCGTGATGTACTTCTCAAAGACGCAGATCGGTTTATCGCAGGACTTATTGAAAATAGTGCAGTATTCAAAATGGATTCGCTTTTGAATCCGCGAATTGAATTACGATTCTATGCCCCTACTGCTCCGTGGTATGCTTCGGCACTTAACAAAACGCTTGATGGAGGAGTGAGTGCAGAATCAATAGGTTTGGTCATTAGCGGCGAAAAATCGGTATTCAAAGCATTAGAGTTAGCAGAACCACATCTAAATGGAAATGCCCCATCCGCCAAATTGATGTTAAAAGGGCTTAGAGGGGACGAAGATGCTCTTATCATACTTGCATATGATTCGTTGCCATATGCAGAACAAACCAAATTACTCAAAAAGCACAGAATAACCGATGAGGGGTTAAAAGTGAAACGGGAGGAGGTATTGGCACATGGTCGATGATAAGAAGATGGAACGCCTCTTTTCAGCGGTTGGGATGGACATGGAGAGGTATAACACACCTATTCCATCAATGCCTCTATTTACACAGGGCGTTCAAGAGCCACCTCTTTTGCAAGGAATTACGATTCCGGCCCTTTATGCTGCTGCATATGAATGCATGGTATTGCGTTCAATCTTACAACATCTATCTGTTGAAACATTCCGCAAAGGATGGGATTGGGATGCTAATTTTGTTGTGAAATGCACAGAATGTGGTGAAGAATACCAACAACAGGTGGACGAATGCAAATCATGCGGCGGAGGTGTACGAAAGGCAGATAGAGGGCAAATTGAATATGCAGATACCATTCTCAAGAATGGGAACCGCATGACTCAGAACTTTGTTGATGTTCTTCGTGAAATTGAAATGGATTTGAATATTGTTGATGATGCATACATTGTCCTTACGAAAGAGTATTTCGTCGATCCTAACAGCAAAACCCCTCAGTTTTTCCGCGTTCGCGAGGTATCACGGGCTGACCCGATATTCATGCGTATTCTTTCAGATAAGAGAGGAATAAGGGGTGGAACACAATATACGAGCCTAATTGATAGGTCATTTAGAACAAGCGACCCCGATAGCGTTTGTCCAATATCCGGCATGCCCGTCGTGCCTATTCATTACATTAATTTGGCCGGTGTAGGTAATGGTCAAGTCTATACTGAGGGCGAAGTTATCCACATAAGCAAATGGTCGCCATCCAAACTGTATGGGCGTAGTCCTGTTGCTACTATGTGGCGGCAGGTGAATACTCTCATTGCTATGGATAACTATGTCTATTCTGCTTATCAGAAGCGCAGAATGCCTCGCGGTGTTATGGTTATCAAATCGTCTAACATGGAAACTGTTGAGCGTACTGCTCGGAATATACAAGAACATCTTGAGCGCGATCCGAACTATGTTCCAACAATCGGTGTTGAGACGGAATCAGGTCGCGGCGGACTTGAGTATGTCCGTATGATGGATACTCTTGAGGAATTACAATATATCCCGATTAAAGACGACATAAGACAGCGTATCTCAGCATATTATGGGGTGTCCAATGTATTCATGAATGATGTATCAGGAGGCGGCCTGAATAATGAAGGGATGCAAATTGTTGTTAGTAATCGAGCGATTTCCTATGCCCAATCGGTGTACAATCGAATAGTGTTCCCTGCACTTATGGATGGGTTTGGAATTACAGAATGGACACTTACACTTTCACCGCATGAGGAGGAAGATGAAATCATGCAACTGCGACGCGATGAAATGGCGATACGCAATATGATGCAAATGAAGCAAGCAGGGTACGAGGCCATGCTACGAGATCAGATTGACGATAAGTATCTGAACTTTGATTTCCGCGAACCGAGCCCCGAAGAAATTGCTCAAGCGCAACAAGCCCAAGCAGCAGCGCAGGGAGCAAAAGGAGGTGGCGGCGCACCACCAGTAACACCACCTGTTCAGAAATCTGACGATTCACTTCACAAAATTCAACGATGGCTCAAAGAAAGTAGCAATGCAGGTGTTCCTTACGATGATTGGGATTGGGATGGAGAAGTATTGACGGTGTTTAGAGGCGAAGAAGTCGAAAAATACACCTTAGCCGATCTCATAGAAGCGGGGGTGTTGGGCAAAGATGGCTTCTGATGAAGAAACGGATGCTGAATTTTGGGCATGGTGGAATAGCCTTACTGATTATGACAAGGAAATGGTGAAAGGCAGATGACCGCATTCGACAAGGCTTGGAGTGTCGTGAAAGGACAAAGTTCCGATTTCGATTGGTTCAGGCCCGGATGGAAACGCCGAATCGAGGGGCAAAGGCAATTGGCGGCTCGGATGCCACAGGAGAGAACTGGCATATGGAATGAATTGCCACGGGATACAGTCGATAGGTGGTTAGAGGAAGATCTTGAGGATGATGCAATGGATAATCCCAATCCCGCCATAAATGATGCTTTGGCGAGCATAGGCGAACCTAACTTGACTTCAAGAAAGGCCGGTGGATCTTTCGGGAACAAAATAGGCAGTAAATTGACAGGATTAAATCGGCAACGAAGGCAGGGTTGGGGTGATTCGGAATGGTGGAATCGTTGAGTAATTCATTTGAGATGGCTTGGAGTGTTGTTGAGAAATACTGTGGGCGCGAGGAAGAAGACCCTTATCATGACACCGAGCCACCATTGCCCATTCCGGGTATGCAAAAGCGACACATCCCTCATGACATTCCTCCGCTAAGGCAATTACAAGACGAATCACAACGATTTACACGAACAACAGCAGGGAGGTCGCCTGAGCGTGTAAAAAGAAATGACGGCGGGACATCCGTATCTAACAGAAAAGGGGATTCAAGAGATGATAAGAGTTCATCTGAGAAGATAATTGATGCTCGTTTGAATCGTTATGGGATAGGCGGAGAGCGCGGAGTTTGAATAGCAACTCTCAATAACGATTGATAATGTGGGAGGGTTGAGCGACATGAGCGATGGCTTTGATTTATTGGCGAAAATGGATCCTATGGCTCGCCGAGCATTGGCTTCAATTGAGGCAATGCAAAAGGCGATTGACCTGAATAATAGAGATGATATCGAGAAGCATCTTCATGATGCAAGAAATGCTATGGATGTTTTGATGGGTGACTTGGAACTTCATGACAAACTAACCAAGCAGATGCAAAACGAATCCGATAGTGTGCAGGCAGGCATGATTATGAAGTTCGACAACACAGATGGCGATTACTCGGCCAATGATGGTGCAATTGCTCTTGGAGTCGTCCGAGCGGGAAGAACAAACAAAGTATTCCGCGAACACACGATTTTCTGAGGGATTGCATGGTATGGAAGTCAGAAGGTTCTCTTGCCGAACGCCTACGGGCTTTGGAAGTCCGCGATGATATTCTATTGAAAAATGACCCTATGATGGCGGCACAAGGCGTACAGCCTCCAATGAACACTCCCGGCCCAAATGGTACAGGCGCAGATTTACCCATGTCTCCGGATCAGGATTTTTCGGGTGTTGGACAATCGCTCAACAACCTTGTTTTGTGGTTTGATGAAGCAGATACGCGAATTGGAAGTGTGAATAAGGCACTTTCACAACAAGGCGTTAATGGTGTGCTTCCTGCAAAATTAGCATCATTAGAAGCCGAACTTCACAGTATAAGCGGTGCGCTAACTGCTTTGAAATACACAGTTTTAGGCTTACATGATATGCACGGCCCAGTAACACTAAATGAGCCTACGGAATCCATGACCCCAATGGGTAATGAGAGACTTAGCGCGGGGATGGGAAGTATCTCTCTAAGCCCTCAAGGTAATCAAAGATTGATGGGGGGTGGCTTCTAATGGCTGATGAAGATACCGAGATTACCATAGAACTTGCTAAGGAATTAATTGAAGAAGTTAAGGTTTTGAAAGAACGCATCGAAAACTTGGAATCTGAAAATTTGACATTAACAAAGGCCGCAGAAGATCCTACTATGATGATGAAGAAACAGGGATGGCAAGTCTTTGCTACACCTCATGCCGACGAAACATTCGATCCATTGAATCGCGACACTATGGATGTGTCCACTTCAGTTGGGCCATTTTCGGGAAGCGGCGATATGATTGCTAAATCTCGTTTTGATGAGATTAGGGAATGGGAAGATGCAGAAAGGGAGATGACTCGATGAGTAATTCATTTGATCATGCTTGGGCTGTCGTAAAGGCAATAAATCCTGAATGGATGGAATACTACAATTTGTTAGAAAACATACGAGAGAGTGGTATAGTCAATATGTTCGGTGCAGCCCCACACCTTGCTAATATCGCAGGCATAGATGAAGGATTGGCAAAGGAGATTCACTTGAGTTGGATGGAAAATTATGACGAATTGATGGCACATCCTGATTATAGGAGAAATGGTTGAAATGAAATATGTAAATCCAATGGAAGAAACGCCTGAAGGTCGATTATTGGCAATTTGCAAATCGATTGAAATATCATTGGGCATCGAAAAAGATGAAAAAAACTACGAATGCATGGGTAGTGGTTGTTCTGATGATGATTGTCCTGACTGTGGTAAAGTAGTGAAATACCATCAAGAAAGCACCGCAGATAATGGCGTTCCTCAATTCCATGAAGTATCCGGAGAGAACATTAGGGCTGCCGGTTTTGGTACAAACCAAACTCTCCCGTTCTCTGAGGATGGCCCTTCGCGCAAACCAATAAGCGAGGTGGCTAAGATGCCTGCTGTGTCCCAAACGGGCTATGATGCAAAATCTTCATCGCTTCACATGCATTTGACCAATCCCGGCGGATTCAATGACAACAAAGATTCAGTTGAAGATTATTTGGGTCAAATTCGCAAGAGCAGCCATCCAAGCCAATTTGGAGTTGTTGATGAGATTGCGGGGTTGATTCACCAAATCTATGCCCGCCTATGAAGGTGGGTAGTATGACGGATGAGATAGTTAGACTTCGGACAGAGACGGTTTTATCTTGCATAATGGGCAAAGAACCGCCCGCAGATGAATATCTCAAATCTCTTGATGGAAACCAATTGACTAAGCAAGACATGGCTGCTTTGTCAATGATGGCTGCAAGTCCTCCGTATTCATTCAAAGACCTCGGTTCGCCGATTTTGCCCTCTCAAATGATTATCCCTCAAGATCAACAATCATACCTTGCAGGGCACACTAAGTTATCCAATTCATACTATGGAGATTGGCCTATTGCTGAAGCGGATAATCGCTTTGGGGAACATCAACCATTTGGTATGAAATCTAATTCATGCCCATTACTTCATGGTTCGGCATGGGGGGAGCCAATGTTTGTTGATCATCTGTTTGAGTTTATTACCCATTTAGGCGATGATGAAGAACATCATACTTTGGCTCATAAACACAAAGAAGGCGAAAGCAGGATTAAATTGAATTCAAGTGAAATGTATGAATTGTTTGGCCGCCCTAATACATCCATGCTTGATTTGTATGTGCGTGATGTGAATAGACATGATTCACCTCAAGAGTGGGAAGAATCAAAGCGTGAAATGTTGAATAGCGATTTTGGAATGTTGCCTTATTTGTTTGGTTTAGAATGGAATACAAAAGAACAGGGCGAGAAATTTATTGATATGTTAGGCGAATTAGCAACCACTACTGAACACGATTCTCCCGAATCAAAGGTGTTACGCAATAAAATGAAAGAAAAGTCGGGAATATCGTGGGACAGGGCATTGAGGAATTGGCGTGATCGATTTACACCTCTCAAGGCATGGTGGCTTCGGCCAAGCGATAGGCACGGCCCAGTTTCATCTCCCGATATTGAAGAAGCGCATAATCATCTAACTCATCCATTCATTGAGCATGAAGAAGCGCATAATCATCATTGGTGGGAACCATTCCAGTATTGGGGTGGTGTTGGTCGAGGCGCAGAATCATTGAATTCGCTCTTAGGGCAATCATTCCCTAAGATTTTCAATAATGAAAGTTGGTTATCGGAATTCTTAACCGAGAGAATTCCAATAGATGGCCCTCACATGATAAGCGGAACCCATTTTCCAAGTCTTGCAAATGATGTTCCTCCTGAAATGCATGCGCCGATTTCAACCGGAAATGTTGATTTTGAGCGAAAACGCTCAAGTTGGAGCCATGCATCGAATCATCATCATCTTCATCCGTCTGAAATTAGCGGACAGGGTTCACGAATGACAATACCTCCTGAAGCGTTTTCGGTAAGTCGTTTTGGTCGCGCAATGCAGGGTATTGCGGATTTAGGCAATACTCGTGGAGGAAAATACCGAATCGAACATCCTAATTCTAATGCAGATTTTATTTCTTTGCATAATGAGCATTACACGCAATCAGATGATGCGCTCGCCCTAAGAATGTTAGAAATGGCTAATCAATTGAAACAGCAGCATGGTGTGGAGTTTCTTTCTCCTACTCAAAAAGATGTTACTACTAACACAATTGCGCGAGGGAATATCCAACAAATAGCAGCAGCGGCAAATTATGAATTAATGCGTGAAAATCGCATTCATCCTTCATCAAATAGAATCATGCCTCCCGTTTTCAATACAGGGAATACAGATGCATGGGGGCATGACATGCCCGCTACTCTTGGATGGCGTTGGGATCCAAAAACGCAAAAGGTCGCCTTTGATGTGAAATCTCAACCATTTACAGTAGCACAACGGACGGCACATGAAGGCTTGATTAACGGGATTGATATGTTACATGGACAAAAGCCGATACATAACAAAACTCGTGAAATTCACGCATTGACACCGACGCCACTTGGTCATCCTTCTCTTACGATGGATTTAGAAAAATCGGATGATGAATACGAATTGACAGGTGTTTTTGAATCATTGATAGAACCTGCGCATGTAGTCCGCGATTTAGACGATATGGATACGCTCAAAGGATTTAGTGGAGAATGGGTTGTTCAAAAGAAACCCAAAGGAAAGCATGTATTGGTCAAGAAATCAGGTAAAAGCGTTGATCCTGTTAGTTTGCCAAGTAAAGTCAAGAAATCATTGAAAGAATCGATAAAGGGAGATGCGGTATTCGATGCGTATCTTGAAGATGATGTATTGACTGTTGTTGATTTGTTAGTCCACAAAGATACTGATATGTCTATGGAGCCTTTGTCTGATAGAGTGAATACATTGAGAACATTGTATAGCACAACGGATCATGTCCATTTTCCTTCGCCTAATTCATGCGTCACTACTGATGAAGATGGGCTAATCAAAACCATCGCATCAATGGATAGGACTGATTTGTTAATCAGAGATGCACATTCCACATTTATGAAGGGTAAGGAAGTACATCCAAAATGGGTTTTATACCCTCAAGATGAAATTTCAAAATCAATGCCATTACCTCCCCTTCCCGAATTAAGTTTGAAAGGAACTCATATCATCTTAGAATATCCCGCTCTATATCAACCAGTCATGGTCAAAACCGATTATGATGAAAATGGATACTTCATTACAGAGTATGACGGCCCGCCTCATCTTGTGAAACAGGCCGAATCGCAGATATCCTTATGGGGGCCGGTCGCAGGACTGTTTTTGAAAGAAGGAGAAGGCGGCGCGACTTTCACATCATCTGACGGAGGAACTCTGAAGCCATTGCATTCTGTTCGTAAGCGACCAATAAAAAGAAAATCTGTGGATAAAGCCCCTGAAGTATTAGATGAAGGAGAGGGTGATGATGACGAACACGATAGCATTTCGACTATTATGCGTCATGCCCGCCGCGCCATATCATCAGCAGAAGAAGCCCTCAAAGAAAAGAAATTGATTGGAATAGTCGATGGTTTGACTTCTGCTAAATTAGAAATGTATGCCGGAGAGTATGGTCTTGAGCAAACAGAAGATGGCCTATGGACTGTAAATGAGGCAATAGATGACGACATCGCTGAGAAATTTGCCTTCCCACGCATGAATAGGGCATCAGCGGATGGAGGGGCATGGTCGGGAATGCAAGCAGACATTACTGCCCCGATGGGCCCAACAGAAATAACCGATGAAGAAAATACTACATTTGGAGATCCAAGATCCGGCGAAGATGGCGTAAATATGGACGATTTGTTTAGGCCCATGTCTATGAGAGTAAGCACCGAAGACGGTGAAGCCTATTTGGAAATTATAGATGGAGAAGCCATACTCCATTATCCTGCAAAAGAAAAGAACCACGAAAAACGCGAAAGTGAGGTACTGCCCGCCACTCGTGATGATGATGCGCTGTGAGCCCTGTTAGGGCTATCATGCCGTTATTCATATACTATTGAGAAATGTTGAGTGAATCGATGGCAGGTACGACATCTGTTTCTTGGACGGCAATGGGGGAATCCTCAGACCGCTGGATCATCAAAGAATCAAGCGGCGATGATTTGTATGTCGCAGGTTATGCAAGTGTCGATATGGTGGACAAGCAGGGCGACAGAATCCCATCCAACGCGCTTGGTAAGGCGTTTGAGAAATTTATGGATAACAAAGCATTCAGAAATGTCCAACTTGCCCACAGCGGCATCCAAGTCGGAGAAGTCGTTGATTCCTACAAAGATTCACAGGGTCGCGTGTGGAAGTCCGAGGTTGATAACCACGGGCTTTTCGTCGTATGCAGAATACGAAGCGACATTCAGAAGGCACGAGAAGTGCAAAAGCAGGTACGAGATGGAGAACTTCGTGCCTTTTCCATAGGCGGACAAGCCTTGTTCCGTGTGTCTAAGCACACACCCGAGCATGGTAGCCACCGAGAAATTACCGACCTTGAGTTGCATGAGATTACCTTGTGCAAGAAGGGCATCAACCCCGAGGCACGGTACACAATCCTGAAAATGGACGAAGAAACTGAAGAAGTGAGTAAAATGAGTGAAAGCGAAGCATTGATTGAGATAAGAGACAGTTTGAGTGGAATACTCAAGGCGATTGACAAGGGCGAGGAGAAGTCCGAGGAGAAGGCCGAGGAGAAATCTGAAGAAAAGTCTGAGGAGAAGTCGGAAACTGAGAAGTCGCACGATGGTGCGGTTGCTTACATCGACACTCTTGAGAAGTTCGCGCACGAGTCGGGAGTTGATCTTGACGCCGTTCGCGCACACTACGGATTAGAGAAGGCATACCTGCAAGAAGGCAAGGGTGGATATTCTCACAGAGGAATGGGTGACGAAGTTGGCGCAGGCGAAGATGCGTCTGAGCCATCCTATCCTTCCCTACCGGCTCCCGGTGGCAACAAATATGTCATCAAGCAGCCCGGCGTGAAGAATATGGAGTACAATGCACCTTCGGGCAACAAGAACATCATCAAGAATGATGAAATCACCCCTGAAGGACTTGAGCGAGGATATCGAGCATACGCATCCCTGCGCGACGAAGAAGCATTGAAGGCTCTCGTCAAGCAAGACTGGGAAAGCCGCTATGAGTCGGAAACCGCTCGCGCACTTGAAGTTCAGAAGTCTAAGGACTATGGCGGACAGATTACCGCACTTAAGGCAGAAATCGAGAACCTACGCACCGAGAACAGCGAGATTCAGAAATCCGCTGTCGCTGCACCTACCACCGATATTCGCATCCCTACACACGAAGAATTTGCCGCAATGGGCAATGACATCGATGCGTGGAGAGCCACCGAAGATCTTGCAAGGAGGGCTCTAAGAGGCGATTAATCGCTTTAGGGTGACGGAGAAAATAATTGGAGAGGAAGAAAATGAGTGGATCAAGAGGATACATTAGGACAATCGAAGACATGGAGAGACTGTATTACGGCGCAGGTGCAGGTGCAAATGCATGGGCATACGCCGGAACAGACTTGCTTAAGGCTGACTCACCCCTTGTGAGCAGCACAACTGGAACTTATCAGGCGATATTTGGTCGCAAGGTGTGGTCGCAACTCAACCAAGAGTTCAACGCCTTTAGCATACTACCGAAGAAGCCGTGGGAGAAGTCGGGATGGCGTGTCGTGACCGCCAAGCCGGACAACACAAAGGGCGGCGGTCTGCCTGAGAACGGTACGCTACCGGAAACCACCAAGCCAACTTTCGCAGAGGTCAGTACAAAGCCAAAGACTGTGGCTCACACATTCGACCTGAGCGAAACTGCAATGTTCTTGGCTGACAAGGATGACGGTCTTGGAGATGCAAGAGCAGTAATGAAGATGGAGATGGCAAAGCACCACGCAGAGCATATCAATCAGATGCTACTAACTGATGTGGATACTGTCGCGGGCAACGATTTTGAGTCGCTTGACCGATGCCTATCATCGTCCTTTACTGAGTCTGCAACTAACTTCGTATCAGCAATCACCGATCACAACCAGTACAACATAACCCGCAACGGAGCAGGCGCAGGTTCTCAGCAATGGTATGATGCGAACTGTGACGCAGGTTCAGCAGGCGCAGGTCGCGCACTAACTCTGAACATTCTTGACGGAATGTTCCGAACCATATGGGAGAAGGGTGGTCAGCCAAAGGTTATCCTAACTGGCTACGATACGCTTGAGAAGATTCAGCAACTCTTGCAGCCACAACAGCGATTCACCGAGATGAAGCGCGTTGTTCCCGGTGTAAATGGAGTAAAGGGTGTTCCCGGTATGGAAGCAGGCTTCGTAGTCGCTACCTACAACGGTGTTCCTCTAATTCCATCGAAGGATGTAACCGCAGATTCCGGCGAACTATCGAGAATGTATTTCATCGATTCAGATTATCTGTACTTTACCACAGCAAAACCAACTCTATACCACGAGTCCGGCATTGAAACCGGAGATCCGTTCGGCATCAACAGGCTCGGACAGATGGGAATGTTCCACACGATGGGAGAACTATGGCAACTGTTCTATCGGTCGCACGGTAAGGTGAGGGACATATCTGCTTGAGGTAGTGGAGAAAGGATAAGTAATGGAGGAATTGGAATGGCAAACACGAATCTAACAGGAAACGGCACACTTGTATTCGACAGCCGCCTATGGGGTGGAGTCGGAGAGGCAG